TGTTCGGTTCTCAAGGAGCTTAAGGAACGGTTTATTGTAGCGTTTCTCACTCAACTACAATTCTTAAGGGAGCTTCGGCTCCCTTTTTTTATGTTGATTGATTTGAACTTGGGGTGTAAACTCTAAGAAGTTTTAAATTAATTAGCTTAATGAGGATCGATTTCGATTTCCATTAATACAAGTAAAGGAGTTCATAATGGCTAATCCACATTTTCAAAACTTAATCCTTAATGCAGGTAATACTGTAGCAACAAAACATAAGAAAGAAATTCCTATGTTTAGTGTAAATCCATCAAGTACGTTATTTTATCAATATGCAAATGATTTTATGACTTACAATTCAGGTGACTTTACAATAACAACAACTGAGGCAGGTACTGGTTCAGCAACAGAAGCTTTGACTTCTGGTGCGGGTGGCCAACTATTGCTTACTAATGCTGCTGGAGATAATGATTTAGACTTTTTACAATTAAAAGGTGAGTCATTTAAATTAAGTAGTAGTAAAAGAGCTTTTTTTGAAGCTAGATTTAAAGTAAGTGATGCGACACAATCTGACGTTGTTATGGGTTTGCAAATAACTGATACTACACCATTAGCAGTTAGTGACGGTGTTTACTTTATGAAAGATGATGGTGATACTAATCTAGACTTTCATATTGAAAAAGACGGCACAGATACTACTACTACTGCAGTAACCACCTTGGCTGATGATACTTTTGTAACAGTTGGTTTCTTTATTGATCCAAATACTTCACAAGTTTCATACTTTATAGGTGAAGCAGAGCCAGTAGGTGTTGTAAATACTAATTTACCAGATGATGAAGAATTAACCGTATCATTTGGTATTCAAAATGGTGAAGCAGCAGCTAAAACTATGACAATCGATTACGTAAATGTAATTTGCGAAAGATAGGAGTAAATAATGGCAGATACAGTAACTTCACAAACCATTCAAGATGGTGAAAAAACTGCTGTCTTGAAATTTACTAATGTATCAGATGGAACAGGTGAATCTGCTGTAAAAAAAGTAGATGTATCAGCACTTACAACTAATAGTGCTGGGGAAACTTGTACATCAGTATCAGTATCTAGAATATATTGGGCTTGTAGAGGTATGGGTGTTAATATTGAGTTTGACGCTACTTCTAATGTTTTAATAACAGGATTACCTTCAGATAGTACAGGTGATGAATATTATGACATTTTTACAGGCATACCAAATAATGCTGGTTCTGGTAAAACTGGAGATATTGACTTTACTACGGTAGGTCACTCTAGTGGTGATACATATTCAATCATATTAGTTTTAACCAAAAACTATTAATGAATGGCAGAGTATCAAGGCAAAACCGTAACTCTTAATAGACCTAGGGCTCTTCGTAAAGGAGAGCCTGGTTATGGCAAAAAGAGAAAAGTAGTCTTTGTAAAAGGGTGTAGCAGCGAAAAATCAAGAGTAAAACGTATCACATTTGGTGATGCAAAACTTGGCATGCACAAAAATGATCCTAAACGTAAAAAATCTTATTGTGCTAGAAGTAAAGGAATGGGTGGCACAACAGATAGGTGTAGTGCAAATTATTGGGCTAGAAGAGACTGGAATTGTTAAATGGGCGGATACACTAAAGAATTAGATAAATTAATAAAAGGTTTAGAAAAAGCCTCTAAATCACATGCCGCACAAGTGAAAGTATTAGAAAAAATACTATCTGACGAAAAAAAAAGAATTAATAAATTAAAAAAAGCAAGTAAATGAATGTTTGTTATAGACATAAAAAAAATGCCTGAACCAAAGAAAAAAGGCAGAATACCTAGAAAAAAAGGCCAGCCAGTTGGGTCAAAAAAACATTCTGATTTATATACTGATGAAAATCCTAAAGATACCGTATCTATAAAATACGCAACTGTTCAAGACGCTAGAGATACAGTAAAAAAAGTAAAAAAAACAAAAAAACCTTTTGCAAGATTAATTCAAATACTTACAGTTATGGAGCAAAGAGCTAAGGCAAGTAGCAAACCAAGACAGGCAGAAATTGCTAGACGTGGCAAAGATGCCATACGTAAAAAGTTTGGTAGAACTAAGTAATGTATCCTGTTTACAATAAATTTTATTACAAACCCTTACCTGATTGTATTGAGGTACAAAAAAGCCCTATAGAGGGTTTTGGATTGTTTGCAATAGATGATATTAATGAAGAGTTTGATTTAGGTATGTCACACATAAAAATTCCTATCATACAAGGATATGTAAGAACGTCTATTGGTGGTTTTTTAAATCATTCAGAGCAATCTAATTGTTATCTTAGTGAGGAGTTAGATTGGGACGATTATAGAGTTTATAACGTTATAACATCAAAAAAAATTAGTGTTGGCGAGGAGCTTACGCTAAACTATCATTTGGACGGTTTAAATTATGGCGAAGAAAACAAAGAGTAAAAAAGCTAAAAGTAAAGGAAAAATATGCCCAGAAGGTAAGGCTTGGGCAAAAAGAACTTTTGATGTATATCCCTCTGCTTATGCAAATTTAGCTGCATCTAAATACTGCAAAGATCCTAACTATGCAAAAAAAGCTAAAGGCGGAAAAAGAAAAGGTAAGTTTGCAGGTGGTCCTATTAGAGGACAAGGTGCTGTAATGTCAGATAGATTAAGATGAGTAAAGGTCAATTACAAAGTTGGCTAGATGAAGAGTGGGTAAGAATAGGTGCAGATGGTTCAATATTAGGATCTTGCGGTAGTAGAAAAGAAGCTGAAGGTAAACCAAAGTGTTTGCCACGAAAAAAAGCTGAAAGCATGTCTAAGGCAGATAGAGCTAAGTTAGTTGCTCGTAAAAGAAAAAAAGATCCAAATCCAGATAGAAAAGGTAAGCCTATTATGGTTTCCAATAAATTAAAAGCAGGTGGACGTGTAACAATACGAGGTCAAGGAATTGTTATGGCCAATAAATTAAGATAGAATAATATTATGTCAGAAAAAAAGTTTGGTATGCAAGATGGTAAACAAAATTCTTATGAGGAATTTATGGAAGGTGTTATTGAAAAAAATATGGCTAAACAGAACAGAATTAAAAAGAAAAATGGTGGTTCTATAGCAAAAGGGTGTGGAGCAGTTATGGAACAAAAAAGAAAAGTAACTACATTTAGTTAGGAGATTAAAATGCCAAAGAAAAAAACAACAGTTGATCCAAAATTGCAAGCAAGATTGGATGCTAAAGTGAGACCAGATGAGCCAGTAAAGGAAGATCGTATTTATTTAAATATGCCTAAAAAGAAAGCTCCTGCCAAGAAAACTACAAAAAAAACTAAAAAGGGTTAATTATGTATAAAAGAACTAAAATGTATGCTATAGGTGGTGGTGTCAAAAATACTAAAGGCAAAGCTAACGGTGGAGCTATGAAAGGAGTTAAGGGCAAAGCTAACGGTGGAGCTATGAAAGGAGTTAAGGGCAAAGCTAACGGTGGAGCTATGAAAAGAACAAAAGGTATGGCTAATGGTGGAGGAATGAAAAAAACTAAGTATTCTTCTAAAGGTGGTAAAATATAAAAAGGGGACCCCTTGTCATACTTAATATCGAATGTACCTCAGTTTAAATGCTGGGTAAGAAAAGAATTTACAGCAAATCACCAACAATACCATGGCGAATACTTACATGCCTTGGCTTTTGCTGTAAACACTATTCCTGATCGATCTTTAAGCTTTCAAGTAGTTTTTACGGGATGTGAGACTGATTTTGAAGGTTATCCAGATAAAAACGTACACGGTGGTGCTATGTGGGCACGTATGCCAATACAAGCCTTAGTTGCTGATGTTCCTTTGCAAGACTGGCCAAAACCAATGGAAGATCACTTAGCACAACCATGGGATTGTTTAAGCCATCATCACTCAGTTGTAGTGCTTGATAGAGTAAGTTCATCTCCCTGGATATGTAAAATTAATGGAGAGTTTTATACAGGTACCTATATGTTTACGGTTGATTATACTGAAAATAGTATTGCAGATGATCCTGCACAACATAAACAAAGTCATGTGCTATACTTGACTGATGCTGGTGAATATACTGGTAATTTTGTAGCTTTACCTAATAATAGAGTAAGAGCAACAAACCCAGCTTTATGGCGTACTGGTGAAGGTGCCCCTGACTTTGCACCAAGTCAGTGGATACATTCAGCAGAAAAGCATGATAGTTATATGGATTCAAATATAACATTTGATAATTTATATAACCAAGAGGATAATAAATAATGGCATTATCAAGTAGCACAAATTTTGAACCTAATGTTGCTGAGTTTGTAGAAGAAGCTTATGAAAGATGCGGTATTGAACTTAGAACAGGTTATGATTTAAAAACATCAAGACGATCTATTAATCTGATGTTGGCAGAATGGGCCAACAGAGGATTGAACCAGTGGACTATAGAACAAGCTACACAAACAGTTACAGAGGGAACTACTGATTATTCTTTAAATTCTAATGTAATAGATATATTAGATGTAGTGCTTAGAAGAACCGTAAATGAAGTGCAAACTGATATAAGCATGAATAGAATAAGCCGCTCTGAATATATAAACATACCAAATAAAACAACTAAGTCTAGGCCATCACAATTCTTTTTAGATA